GTTAATGTTGACCTATAGCGTGCTTGCGGCAAAGGTCAGACGCATACGAACCTTCGTCAAGTTTATTGACATTACAAACTTCAATCAGCAAGTCTCATTTACGCGTGAAGCAGACGTCGAAGATTTTTTAACGACGCAAGGTGGTGATACATTGATTGAGCAAAGTTTCAACGATACCGCTGATTCAGATGCCAAAATTGTTGAGACTTGGTACATAGACCGAGTTGCAAGCGAGAACCTGCAGTTTGTTGAGTTTGAGCTGGCACCAAAGATTGATCTAACGAATCTTGCGCTGCCTCGCCGCACTGTCGAGGAGTTTTGCCCATGGAAGTACAGAGGCACTGAATGCGGCTACCAAGGTGACGCCTGCTTCACAGTGACTGACCAAGCCATTGCAGGCGGAACACTTGCAGATCGCAAAGCTGCTGACTCCTGCGGCAAGCGGCTGTCGAGTTGCCGTCTAAGATTTGGACTGAGAGATGACTTACCGTTTGGCGGATTTGTCGGCGCAAGAATTCAAGCCTGAGGCTGAAAGGCACGCGCATGCTAAATCGCCTGAGGAATCATGCGGTTTGGTTGTCAATAGCAGTTACTTTCCATGCCGCAACATTGCACCAGAGCCTAGGGAGAACTTTGTGATTAACCCTGTTGACTATGCGCGAGCTATGTACTTTGGTCCGATTGAAGGCGTAGTTCACTCTCATCCCAAAGGCACACCTGTCAGTGACCATGACCGTAATGCTTGCAGAGAAACTAAACTGCCGTGGTACATCTACTCTGTGCCTGACAAGCAATGGCTGACTATCGACCCCTGATCGGTCAGCACTGGGAATACGGGAAACAGGATTGCTACACGTTGGTGCAGCAATACTATGAGTTGATCGGCGTCAAACTGCCAGACTTTCCGCGACCAGAGGATCTTGGCACGACAGACAGCATTTTTTTGCGTTACGCAAAGTCACTAAAGTTCAAGCCTGTTGTCTTTGACGCTCGTCAGAAGAGCGATCTGTTGGTGATGCGCCTTGGCACAAGAACACCAATGCACGGTGCGATTTATCTAGGCGACGACAAGATTCTGCACCAGCGTGTGGACAGCATCAGTGCGGTGGAACCGTTACGGCAGTATTATCGCAAGAGGATTGCGGCTGTGTTTCGTCATGCAACTTGTCATGCTGGCAGGTGAGCTTGGCGAGAAGTACGGCAAGCACCACGAGTATTACAACCTGCAGACGCCAGCAGATGCGATCAAGCTGCTGTGCATTAACTATCCGGCGCTAAAGCAGGAGCTGATGCAGGCGCACCATAACGGCGTTGGATACAAGGTGATTCAAGGTGGTGCGGCGATGGGATATGACGAGTTACAGCTCCCGTTTGGCAGCAAGCCATTGCTTGTGGTGCCTGTAATTTCTGGTGCTGGCGGTGGTGCCACTACGCAGATATTGGTTGGTGTTGGTTTGGTCGCTGCGTCATTCCTGTTTCCTGGTGCAGGTTTGTTTGGCTCAGGCTTTGGTGTATTTGGGCCATTGGCTCCATCAACCATTGCAACCTTGACAACTGTCGGCACAGGCATCAGTGCAGTCGGTGCAGGTTTGATTCTTTCTGGCACTGCAAACCTGATTTCACCACAGCCTCAGCTTGGCAATCTCGGTGCCAACAGGATTAGAGGCGAAGGCACAAACGTACGTGGTTCTGGCCCTGATGGCGTTACACGCGGTGCCATGGGTCATGAAAACTATGCTTTTACTGGACCAGCTAACACTGTAGGAACAGGAGCAACAGTGCCTGTCATCTACGGTCGTGTGATTGCAGGCAGTCACTTGCTAGCTGCCAACCTTGTCGTTTCTGATGATTCAGACCCGCTCAAAACAACTACGCAAGCGCCAGGCTTGCAGACTTTTACAATTAATGGCGACGAAGTCAGCAGGGAGCTAAAGCGTCATGGCGGATTAAGAGGTCGAAAATTAGGCACTGAAATAAAAAGCACAAACACTAACAATAGGGTTTTGGTCAACAAAGTCTTTGGCCCAAGCGGCGATGCAAGCCTTGAGGAAGAGCAAACTCTTTCGAGTGATGATTTGGATCACAGAAACGCCGTAAGAAAAAAACTTGATATATTGTTCAAGATTGATAAAGGTTTGTTTGATTTTGCTGGCGCTAAAGGGTCAACTAAAATCGATGGTTTTATCAGGTACAGGATTACTGTCGAGCTAACAGGCTCAGGCGATAATCCAACTGTTGCAAGTGCTGATGTGACTGTCCAGGGCCTTCTAACAGAAAGCAAAAAAGACAACATCGTGTATGGTCACAGACTTGAAATGCCGAAGGTCGAGGATCGAAACCAAGTTGACGTTACAGTTGAAATTATTGATGCCGAGGTACATGATGACGCAAGGCTGATCTTTCATGCTTACGGCTACGGACTTTTGGACAAAAACGACTGATTCGCTATGGCTCTCAACTCCAAGACCACGCTAAAAATAATTGACGCCCTATGCGAAGGCCCTATTGAGGGTTTGGTAGAGAGAGGAGATCGTGAAAAGAAAAGCGTTTTTTTAAATGAAACAATAGTTACGCGTAAACAACTTACTGATAAAACTGTTAAATGTCGAACCAAGCCAGGAACAGGCACGCAAGGCACGTTCAACGAAGGATCTACTTTCGAAGATCAGCAGACAACAATAGAAAACGTCAATCGGCAGATTGGGTCTAGCTATAGCGAAGAATTGACCGAGGACGGTACTGATCGAGTCAAGAGAGGAGGACGAAATTACGGCGAAGGTCAAGTCATACAGGCCATAACGGATGCTGACGTTGACTTTGTTGAGCTTGTATTTACCATCCCAAGGCTGTATTGCGTCGCTGTTGAAGGCTTGGCGCGGGGACAGTTGTTTTTTGCTCAAATCAAATTAGAGTTGCATATTTGCGGAGTCGATGGCGTCTGGGGGGAGCCGATAGACATAGAGGTCGAAAGCCAGGAAAAGAAAAACATAATCAAAGGTATATGCACTTCAGCCTATCAATTCAAGACTCAGGCTATTGATTTGACGGACAAAAAAGGGCCTTACAAGATAAAAGTTCGCAAGGTTAAGTTTGATGAGCCTGAAGATGCGTTTGAAATATCGTTCAAGAACTTTGAAGATGTACCAGAAAGAACTCCTATAGCTAGCAAGCGTGCTGATCAAATCTTTTTAACTAGCATCATTGTCGGCAAAAAATTTGGCACGGCCTATCCGCACACGGCGCTTGTATCTCTCAGCCTGGACGCAGAAGAATACAGCACATTACCTGCAAGAGCTTATGACGTAAAGGGCCTCAAAGTGCAAATACCATCCAACGCAACTGTTGCAAAAAGTGGCAGGTTGAAATTCGATGACGTGCCATTTGACGGCAGCTTGCAAGACAATAGAGCTTGGACAACGTGCCCCGTTTGTTGCTTCTATGATCTGCTTACCAACAAGCGTTATGGCGCTGGTGACTTTATCAATGAGTCAAACCTTAACTGGGTTGATCTGATTGAAATCGCCAAATACTGCAACGAACAGGTTGAGTATGTAGATGACCAGGGCGAAACAAAACAAGAGGCGCGGTTCGCAATTAACACGGTTATTGGATCGCAGGCCGAAGCATTTAGCGTCTTGCAGGACATGGCAAGCGTCTTCCGTGGGATGCTGTTCTGGAAGTCGGACAACGTACAGATTGCCGCAGACCATGGAGAGTTAAACGACACCGTTGCATCCGCACCAAAGAATGTGCCTGCCATTCATGTCTTTAGCAACTCAAACGTTGTAAATGGCAGTTTCTCTTACAGCGGATCATCACTAAAGACGCGCAGCACAAGGGTGCGTGTGAGGTACAACGATCCTGACAACTTCCATAAGCCAAACTTTATCTGTATAGAAGACAGGAGTCTGATCGATAAATATGGCGTACAAGAGAAAAGCGTTCTTGCGTTTGGCTGCACGTCTAAGTACCAAGCGCAACGCATGGGGCGGTGGATTATGCAGTCTGAAAAGCTGCACGACGAAACTGTAACGTTCTCGGTTGGCCTTGAAGGCTTAAACGTCTTGCCTGGTCAAATGTTTGAGGTGTCGGATGAGATGCGTTTTGGCACGCGATTGGCTGGCCGCATCGTTGGCGTTAGTAACGACAGCACGCCTCCATTCGTTCGCATAGATCAAACAGCGTCTTTGCCTTCTGGTACGAACAATAAGCTGACTGTTGTCATGAAGGATGGCACGGTTGAGACAAGAGATATTGCAAGCGTAAGTGGCAATGAAGTGAGGCTTGCGTCTGCTTATACGCAGGTGCCGCCTGATGATGCGTTATATGCGATCAAAAATGATTCTGCTGTTATGTCTAAATACCGTTGCCTTTCAGTGGCTGAGGGTGAAGAGGGAACGTATGCGGTTGTAGGCGTCAAGCATGTTGATGGCATTTACAGGGTTGTTGAGGAACGGGCTAACAAGCTGGATTCACCAAATCCGTTTTTCTACGGGGCAGAGCCGAGCACGCCTACGGACATAAAGATTAGGTTCCAGCAGATTGATGACGGGCGAAACACAACAAATCGAGCGACAGTTTCTTGGACGCGTGGCTTATCGGGTTCTGTTATTAGTTTCAAGGTTCGATTCAAGGTTGGCGATGGCGGCAACTGGATCAATCAAACCACAAATAACAACTCGATTGACATAAGCACAGGACTTGTGCCTGGTAAACAGTTGATTGTGCAGGTCAAGGCAATAGGACCTGATCCTGACCGCAAAGAGTCTGCTTATTCAACCGGAGTAACTAGGGAAATACCGATTGGGGGAACGAGTGACGACACATCAGACATAGCGCAAATCACTTTGCCGCCTGACCCAGAAGACGTAACGATTGAGGCCATTGGCGTTGATCAAGTCGCATTGCGTTGGGGCGCAACGGCAAGCGGTCAAAAACTTGAGGCTTTTGTCGCAGTCATCAAGCATTCATCAAAGACAAATGGCGATGGCTCTTGGGCGAACAGCACTGTGCTGCGGAAGGTTGAAGCACGTACAACATCAGTCGTACTGCCTTTGTTAAATGGCGAGTATTTGATCAAGTTCCAAAACGAGCAAAACCTGCGTAGTGCTAGTGCAGTCAGCGCATTGATCAACATTCCAGACGGGATACCTCGTCTTAACCGTGAAGTATTTAGAGAAGATCAGCTTGCTAATGAGTTTGGCGGTGAAAAGGTTGGTGTTTTCTACAAGGAAGAATACGACGGGCTGATTCTTGATGGAGACGCATCATTTGATGCCATCTCAAGTCTCGATGGCTTCACCGCAAATATCGATAGTCATTTTGGAACGCAGCTTGCTCGCGGCGAGTATTTCTTTCAAAAGACAGTAGATCTCGGCAACAAATTTAGCGTACGTATGCAGCGTGTCTTGACAGCTAGAGGTTTATACACAAGTGCATTGATTGATGATCGTTCTGAGCTTATTGATACATGGTCTGATTTCGACGGTCTTTTGCCTGACGATACAAACGTCGAAATGTATTTTCGCAAAAACCTTGACAATACAGCTGATAATGTTAATCAAAACACAATCGCTGTCAGCGCACTAACCGGCAACATTGTGCAAGAGGACGGCTCAAAAATTGAGCAAGAAGATGATGTCAGCACCATTCAGCGCAATTCAGTGCTGGAGTTTGGAGCGTGGAGCCCACTAGAAAACAACGCAGAGGCCGGACGTTTTTTTCAGTTCAAAGCTGTGTTGACAACAGATCACGTTGACCAAACACCAATCGTGGATCAACTCGGCGTAACGTTGCAACTTGAGCGTCGGACAGAAAACAGTACGACTTTTAGCTCTGCATCTTTGCGTGCGCAGAGGCAAACAGGAGAGACGGACGTCAAATTCAATGATGCGTTTTATACCGACGCTGACACAGAGGTCACTGTTGGGATTACTGCCTTTGAGTTACAGAGCGGCGATTATTACAGGATCACCAACTTGACAGGGACTGGGTTTGACGTCGATTTCTACAACAGCAGCAACGCTGTCATTGACAGGAATTTTCAGTACACTGCGATAGGATACGGAACACAGCAGTCCTAAGGCATTGTTATGGCTCAAGCCAATGGTGAGGTTGCGAATGCCAGTGGCGCGGCCGTAAGACAAGACCTGAATGACCAACTAGCAGCAATTTTTACAAACCATAGTGGTGCGACTCAACCGGCAGTGCCGACTGCTCGCCAGGCTCACCAGTGGTGGTACGACGAGACCAACAACATTCTTAAAATAAGAAACGATGCAAATAGCGGTTGGATAAACGTTATTGATTTTAATTCAGGCGCAGAAGGTGCATTGCATGTGCCTGTTGGTGCGGCAGCAACGACATCAATTCGTCCGGCAGCAGATGCCAATTCTGGCTTCTTTTTCCGTCAAGGCGACAACGCTGCCAACGATGGTTATGGCTTTGGCTATGCCATGAACGGGACTGAGTATCTGACAGTTGAAGCAAACACAGCGGCTGGCAGTGACGACCCTAGCCTTTGTTGGCTTTCAAGAGACGCAAACATAAATGAAACAAGCGCAAGCAGCGCTGGCGTTAAGATGACGCAGGCTGGTCGATTGATTGTTTGTAAAGACCAAGGCTTTGTGCTTGGCATCAACCGCATGAATAGCACTGGTGACGCAGTGTTATTTAACAACAACCCTTCTGGCGGTTCTTCTGCAACTGTTGGAAGAATTAGCGTTACAACTTCAAGCACTTCGTATGTTACGTCCTCTGATCACAGGCTAAAAGAGAACGTTGTTGAGCTTACAGGTGCAAAAGCTCGGCTACAGCAGCTAGCTGTTAAACGATTTAATTTCATTGTTGACCCGGATACAACCGTTGACGGTTTTCTCGCTCATGAGGCACAAGCCGTTGTGCCGGAAGCGGTTACAGGGACTCACAATGAAGTTGATGCGGATGGAAACCCTGTTCATCAAGGCATTGACCAAGCCAAGTTAGTGCCATTGCTCACGGCAGCATTGCAGGAAGCTTTTGCTGAAATCGCTGCTTTGACAGCTCGCGTTGAGACCTTGGAGGCTGGTTGATGGCTGATAAACGTATTTCAGATTTAT